TTCCCGGCCTCAACGCAACAATGGGCAAGTACTCGATCATCACCCCTCGGCGTATGGCTGCGTTCCTCGCACAAGTCGGCCATGAGTCTGGGCAGCTGCAGTATGTGCGCGAGCTCGGTAACGATGCCTACCTGGCCAAGTACGACACCGGGCGCTTGGCAGAACGCCTCGGCAACACCCCGGCGGCTGACGGTGATGGTCAGCGATACCGTGGTCGTGGGCTTATTCAGGTCACTGGCCGAGACAACTACGAGGCCTGCAGCGAAGCGCTGTTCGGTGACAGCCGCTTGCTCAACACCCCTGACCTGCTTGAGCAGCCCGTCTATGCGTCGCTGTCGGCCGGCTGGTACTGGCAGCGGGCAGGACTCAATAGCCTCTCGGACAAGGTGCTGCGGGCCGATGACTCGGTGTTCGAGCTGATCACTCGGCGTATCAATGGTGGCCTGAATGGGTTTAAAGATCGCCAGGCGCTCTACAAGCGTGCGCTTGAGGTGCTGCAGTAATGCCGATGAATTGGCGTATCGCGATTCTGGCCGCTGCGGTCGGGCTCTATGCCGGCGGGCGTGGGGCCTGGGTCTGGCAGGCCAGCGAGTACGGAAAGCAGCTGGCTGAGCAGGCTGCAGGTTATGTCCAGCAGTTGGCGGACATAGATCGGGTTCATGGTCGTGAACGTGAGGAGGCTGCAGCTGCAGCCTTGGAGCAGCTGGCAGAACAGAAAACTCAGCGAAAAGACCTGGAGGATCGCCTGCAGGAGCAGGGCAAAACACATTGGAAGGAGATGAATGATGCACAACAGATTCAAGCTCGTCTGCGTGACAGGCTGGCTACTGCTGATTTGCGGCTGTCAGTCCTTGTCGACGCCGGAGCCTTTGCCGCCCCGGGTTGTGACGGTGGGGTGCGTGAAGCCGCCGGCACCGGAGGCGTGGTTCATGGAACCGTTCGCGCCCGACTTGACCCAGCGCATGCTCAACGAATTATCGCCATCACCGACGACGGTGACCGAGGACTGATCGCACTGAAGGCCTGTCAGGCCTACGTCCGCGAAGTCGCCAAGTAGTAAAGAGGCGTGCCGGGAGGATGCGTCAACATCCAGCCCGGCCCACCGAACCCGCAGACCCTTCCTGCAAGTCCAGCCGTGGCCTCTGCCTTGTGCACAAAGCGCGGCGAGCCTAACACCTGTTTATCCATACAGTAAAGACTTGCATATCTATGACCTCTCCAATTATTCCCTGGATGGGTGGCAAACGCCGCCTGGCCGACCGCTTGATCCCTCTATTTCCCCCTCATGAATGCTACGTCGAAGTCTTCGCCGGCGGTGCCGCGTTGTTCTTCATGCGTCCCCAGCCCGCCCCGGTGGAGGTGCTGAACGATCTCAACGGTGACCTGGTCACCCTCTACCGCGTTGTGCAGAACCACCTGGAAGAGTTCGTGCGCCAGTTCAAATGGGCGCTCAGCTCCCGGCAGATCTTCGAGTGGCAGAAGATGACACGCCCCGAGACCCTCACCGATATCCAGCGCGCCGCCAGATTCTTCTATCTGCAGCAGCACGCCTTCGGCGGTAAGGTCACCGGGCAAACGTTCGGTACCGCGACCACCGGACCGGCCATCAACTTGTTGCGCATCGAGGAGAACCTGTCGGCCGCGTGGCAGCGCCTTGCCGGTACCTACGTCGAGAATCTGTCCTGGCTCGACTGTGCCGAGCGCTACGACCGGGCGCACACGTTCTTCTACATGGATCCGCCGTATTGGCAGACCGCTGGTTATGGCCTGGATTTCCCGTTCGAGGAGTACGAGCGCATGGCTGACTTCATGCGCCGCTGCAAGGGCAAGGTGATGGTCAGCATCAATGACCACCCGGATGTCCGACGAGTCTTCGACGGCTTCCACTTGGAGTGCCTGGACATCCGCTATAGCACCACCAATCAGCGTCAGTGCAAAGCCGAGGTGACCGGTGAGCTTGTGATCATGAACTGGCGGCCTTCAGCCCTCGGCGGGTTGTTTTGATCTTCCCTGCATCAGCTATCTGCGCTGAGGACGGCGACCCATCGGCCGAACGCCAGACCCTGCGCACTTAAGCGTCTCCTGACCAGTTGAAGAAATTGTTGCGAAAACCCCCGAGCTGCAACAAATGCTGGCAAACCGCTTACACTCGGCCATCACCCGCTGATGGCGGTTAACCCGAAAGCAAGGAGCAAGACCGATGCAAATGAGTGATGCGGTAGAAGTGGTGCAGATTTTCGGCACCGAGCGCGTGAATCAGCACCTGGCCGAGGGCTGGAAGCTGTTGGCCGTGGTGGCCAGCACCTACGGCGATGGCAAAGACAATACCCTGCGCCCGTGCTATGTGCTGGGCAAGCCGGCCGGTGGCGGCAAGGGCTTCTTCGACCAGTGATGGCGCGCGTAGTGGCGCGTATGGCCATAATTTGAAGATATGTTAAATCGAGGCCTCCGTATCGACAGGTGCGGGGGCCTTTTTTCTGCCCGCGTCGCCCAAAACAGCGGAAACGGGAGCCCAAAACGCCTAAAGTGTTTTGGCTGCACCCCACCCCCTCACTAAAAGGAACCCACCCCCGATGACGCACGACATGAACGAAGCCCTGGCCCCCAGCGAACACCGCGTTATTCAGGGCCTCGCCCTGCTGTCCAATGAGGCCCGCCAGGTGCTGTCGGCCACGCCTGACGATTTCCGCCGGGTCGTCGGCGCGGCGCTGTACGAGATTCATGGGCCAACCGAAGCCAGCGAGTACGGCCGGGGCCTGTATTATGGCCGCGCCCTGGGCATCCTCACCGGCGCCGCAGCCCTGGGCGTGATCACCCTCAAGCAGTTGGAGGTGCTGATGGCCAGCCTGAAGGCGATCGCCGCATGACGACGGCGCGTGACCGTAACGGCGTGCTCGGCGCCGTGGTGCTGCCGAGCGCCTACGACGCGGCGCTGCGTCGGCGCCTGAGCGATATCGACCAGGCCAACAGCGCAGCCAACTGCCTGATCGCCCAGGCCCACGCCGAAGGCCTGACCGAAGCCCTGGAAAGCCTCGCCCACGGCATCCCGGCCAACCACATCGAGCGCCTGTACCTGCTGATCGAGGACGCCACCACCGCGCGCCTGCTGGAGTTGGAGCGCCTGCAGTGATCGGCCAGGCGGTGGATGTGAACACCCTGCGCGTGCTGGCCAGCACCCGCCAGGTGCGCGAGGCCGTGGCCGGCCGCTGGGAGGATGACCGCAGCCTGTGGACCTTGAGCATCCGCATTGGCGGCCCCACGGCGCGGCTGATCCCGGTGCGCTCCAAGCGCGATCAGGTGAAGACCTGGGCGAAGCTGGACACCCTGGTGAAGTTTGCCGAGGAAGTGGGGTTAGAGGGGTTTAGGGTCGAGCTGTGACCGGCCCTATCCGTGGAACATTTATTGTGGAACAACTCGCCCGGGGCAAAAATAGTGTGCCGCGCCGGCCGGCCCTGGATCGAGCCCAAAGGCCCTATCCAGAGCGGTTTTGGGCGGCTACCGACGCGCATTGACGGACGCTCCCCGGCCATTAGAGATGAATTGGAGAGAGGAATTTTTCCGGGACCGGTAACATGCAGGCGTCAAGCGGGTTGACGACCAGCGAGGCTGACGGCTGTCGATCCGCCCCTAGCTTTTGGTTTTTCGCGTGATAGCCTTGTCCACATCTGGCGGGTCTACGGCGGCACAGCGAATGTTTAGTCCGGCCGGCGCGGCGGATACCATAGCCGTTAGCAGCGCCGAATCGCAGGCACAAAAAAACCGCCTGGGGGGCGGTCTTTTCGGCCAGCGGGTTGGATGCCACGCCGGCGGCGGTACTGAAGTGCTTGGCGTATTCGACTATAAACAGTGCGTCAAACCTACGCAATACGTCTGCCCGAGCGTACATGGTTATTCATATTTGAATAACGGCCGAATTGCATAATCGAAGTTCCAACGGGGCGAGTGGACCGTTAGACGACCGTTAGACAGCGTCAAACTGGCCGGTTTTCTCGAAAAAACGGCGAAACGCTTGATTTACCGGGGGTTAAGGCCCGGGGCCTGCGCCTGACAATGTAACTAAGTGCCCGGGCAGTGCAACTAACCGCCCGGGCGGTATAAATAAACCAAAGTTGTTTAATAAGCTAAATACCGTTCGTCGGGTAACTGAAAAAAGATTTAGGAATTTGCCGCAGCGGCCACGGCGCGCATGGTAAAAATAGCAGGGCAGGCGTTCGCGCTTGCACTGGGCCCTTGCAACCACGTCCGGAAGACGTGCCGGTAACGCAGGGTGGGTCCACTGAACATTGGCGTACTGAAGTGCTTGGCGGCTTTCAGTAGCCGCTTGCTCTGACCGGTAGGGGCAAGCTGCGCCAAGGTTCTCTACACAGGAACCTTTCCCATGGAATGGTTGAAAACGCTTGGCAGATTCGTCTGCAGCTGTGTGTCGGCGGTTATCAGGGCGATGATTGTCAAGGAAGTAATCCGAGTCCTTGAGAACCTGAAAAACCCCGACATTCATTAACACCCGCCCCGCCATCTGGCGGGGTTTTTTTTGAATGTATCTGCCCTATCCGCTTTGGGGCAGCAGCTTTGCGATTGGCAATCAGAGCCGATCTAGCGAGGGCGCTGTCTTCTCACACAGCTGTTTGGCCCTCCCGGCCAAACGCTGTTCTTTATTAGCTGTTGCCTAAGCCGAAATCTGCCAGGCGGCTGGGGTTAGGGCTGAATAAAGGCCTCTTTAGGCCGCAATAAGCCAGGACCGGAGAGGTCGATAGCAGTATTTATGGGCCTAAAGCGGCCTGCCGCACAATAAAGGGCGCGTCCAGATCCCTATCTGCTATTTAGACGGATTAGTGCAAGGCCCGGCTCGGCCTCCATGGGCGAAGTCAGGTCTATTCTTGGGGCAAAAATGGGGCAAACCATGCGCCATTCCATGCCAATCTATGCCATTGCACACATGGATGGCAGAACGAAAGAAGGCACCCAAACCCTGATCCTGTGGGGCTTGGGCGCCTTTTTCTGGTCCTACTGCAGCACAATCGGAGGTGTGCTTGTTCTGAGAGGGTTTGTCGTTCCTAGAGTCCCATTCGTTTCTTGATCGTAGTAGCAAGCCCGGCGAATTCCGCTGCGGCTTCGTCCACCTGGTTGTTGTAGCCTGAGTTCACGTGGCCGCGCAGATCACCAATTGCCAACCCAAATTCTTGAGCCTGCGGGGCTAGGCTATGGAAATCTTTGATCGATGCCAATTTGCTTCCTGGGAAGGGCGCCAATGATTGATCAATGGCACGGAGCGCATCCACAACGCGGCTCTTTACGCGCG